CGGTGGTGAAGGATGGAGTTTGAAACGCCGGTGGTGAAGGATGGAGTGTTTGCGCCCCCGGCCGGTTCTAATTCTATCACTATCCCAGTTGAAGTCGAGAAATTCCAGGGTGCAATGTCGATGGCGAAGTCGCCCTTCCAAGAAGGGTTCGCAGTACCTGCATAGCTGATCCCGATTGTGGCGATGTCCGTTGTGCGGACCAAATAGCCACCATCAGCTCCATTGTAGCAGGGCCGTGCGAGTGGCGAGCTACAGGGATCATGCAATAGCCGTAGCCAAGCATCTGCCATATTGTCCCGTCGAGCCACCTGGACCACCTGTCTTTTCACCTGAGGTTTCTGCTTCTTACCCTTTGCATTACCCCTACCCTTAACAGATTTCTTATTTACCATAATGAGTAAATGGAAGGTATGTTCTGTCACTCTACTTGCGTGCTATATGAGAGGAGGCATGCTAGGCTACCCACACCGCCCAGTCCGGCAGTTCGGTCTGGAAGCCCTCGAGCTTCACACAGACCAATTCCTTGTAGCACTTGCAGGCCCGGAGGCACTTGTCAAGTGTCAGTACATCGGAAGGTGGGATTCCCAGGTCCATGGAAATTGACCCTACGCACAGGTCCCATTCCCCTACGCCGCCGGTTCGAGGAGCCAATTCTCGAGTTAACCTTAGCTCCTTCGCGAATGCGTGGTCTTGCCGCAAGACTTCTTCGCCTGCAGCACCAGATCCACCAAACACCCGGATCAAGGCAGAAGCATAACTACCGTATAGGGGGACACGCCCATAGGAGTACACTGCCGCTTCTGCCTTCAACGCCAAACGCGCCCTCTTGTGCTTATCTTTGTCCCCAGCGAATTGCCGCACAACGCACAACTTCTTAAGTGCTCGCACGATCTTTGGGTAACAGACGTCCGAAGTACTGATGTCTGGGTAAACCCGCGACAAGAATACAACGTAGCCAGGTGGGGCGCCCTCTGGCACCTCCTCCCTGGTAAGCTTCATGCCATTCTGCTCTGCGACATCGGCCATAGCGCTGAAGACGCTGCCGTCACAGGAAGAATCATCTCCGAAGTACAGGCCCAGGCTATTGAAACACTGGGCAGGGGTCAAGTCTGGCTGTGAGACCCTCCGGGCCGCATACTCGTTGAACCCGGAATCGAGTCCATTGAGAATGCCCGTGATGGGGCTCCCTGACATGTTGCCCCCATTGGACTTGAACGTCTTACCAGATGGCACGGCCCCTACGGACACGTGTTCGCGCTCAAGCAGGTCGATCAACAACCCCTTGTACTCAGCTGCGAATAAGGCGACCATGATTGGGTCGGCCACAAATTTGCGGTAGTCGACCGAGGTCCGCCCATCCATTCTGGAATAGTCCCCACCCACTACCCCAGCCTTGGCATGTTTGTGCACATTGCGCAGTGCTAATGCCAGTTGCTGGGGATTCTTGCCTGTCGCATAGAACCTCAGCCTCTTCAAGTGCTCAGAAGCTGCAAGGGTATACATCGACAGGTTGGTGGTTTGGTCCGCTGTGACCTGGAATATGGCTCTGGGGTCTCCCACTGAAGGGCCCGACTCCAGTTTCATGAAGGGTTTGGTGCTGAGAGTCTTGCTGGTGGACAATGGGTCCATCCGAGCCACTAATCGCCTGGCCTTCTGAGCCGGTCTGCTTTGTTGCTTACAGACCTCGGCATAAGACCAGGGGACCAGTTTTCCGGCATGCTTGCCAACACAGAGGTTTACGAACTCTTGTGCATACTTCTGCATGTCGGGCGAGAAGGACTCCTTATTCTCGACTTCCTGGACGCGGGTGGCGATGGCCCGGTCCAGGTTGTTCTGACTACTAGCAGGGCCTGCCCCAGCCCCCACCGGGCATGGAGCGGCTTGAACCAAGCCTGACACCCCTACCTCCGTGTCCAGACCATCACGGGCCTGGTAACTCACGAGGTCAAGCGGGGCTACGGATCCCTTAAAGTAGGAGGTGATCGCGTACGCTGCTGACAGCGGCATCTTGATTCCACGGGCTTTGAAATAGCGCTCAACCCCACTGGGGAGCAAGCCTGAGCCCGTATTCTGATCTGGGTCCTTGGATACAGCCATTGCTCTCAATGACTGCCAGTCGTCTGGCATGACCTCGATTGGGGCCACGTCAGGGAATGCCTTATCCAGTAACTGGACCTTGCGGTGCCCGGGGTCGCCGAACATGCCCACAAGGTAGCCACCTTTCTCAACCACGCGCATACGGCTGGGTTGGTGGTCTTTAAGTCCAGGGATCAACCAGTCTGCTGCCCAGAGGGGTAGTCGGATTGTGCGCGCAAGCAACAAAAGCACGACATACCTCCCCCGCCCCACCTCGTACAACACCGGATCGTAGATGTATGTGCCAAGCCAGCCGCTCAACACAACAAGATCCTTTCCCCAGTCCCAAACCTGGTGAGTGTAAGACGCGCCTCCTTTGACGTCCTCCACCACGGTTGTTGGGCTGGTGAATCGCCATGACGACTCCGGGCCAGTGCCCGCGAGTGCGTCCGGCTGCAATGTGTACATAGCAATGTCATGACCTGCATACGCAGACAGATCAGACATGCTGAGGTAGTAATCCGTATCGACCATTGTGATTAGATCAGACTGTTCCACCAGTGCCCACTGGGGATCCGACAGTAAGTCTTTCGGGGTTCTAAAAAGACGCTGCCCAGCAATTCCGCGCTTTGTTTCTCGCGGGGCGATGGACAGGTCAAAGCGACGAGCTCCAACCGTGGCTGAAAGCTCATCCAAGAACTGTGAGGCTTGTGCTCGAAGAGAGGCACAACCCGGATGTGAATGATTGGGATACCCTTTAAGGGTCCGTTGTCGAAACGTGGCAGATCGCGCCTTGTGAAGGCGATCAGACCTGTTTGTAGTGAACGAGACGGCGCACAATACGCTCGTCGTAATCGATGCAAGCGCGACCTTTGGGGACTGGCCCAAACCGGTCGCCAGTGCTTTGTACCCTCTGTGCGAACCCATACAAAGTGCTTTCCAGGATCTTGTGAGAAATCCCGGAAGGCACGTTCGCGTAGGGCTTGAAAGCGTGTCATCTTTTCCGTTGCCGGGGTCAGCACACTGACCATGCCACACTTCATCGTAGAGCTCCAAAGGATTCTTCCACGGCACACGGGGAGCTGGTGGGCAACACCACAA